CTATCTTGACGCATCGGGCTGATTTGGGTCAAAGGTCATGAGTCGATGATGAGCGAAATAAAAATCATAGGCGTCTGCAATTTCCGGGTTCATACGCGCTGCCACGTCCAATCGATGCAATGCGCTCGATACGCGTAGTTGGTAGCCTCGAAACGTTATCTTGCCGTTCCAGCCCACGCGCAACACTTCGTCGTCGGGACCGTACTCGATCGGCGCCAGCGTGCTGGGCATCGCGCGCGGGCTGCTGCGATAGCGCGTGATCGGCGTGGCCATGCCGATGCCCTGATGCGGGCGCTGGTGGTTGTAAATCTCGCGCCAGTAATCAAATTCGCTCTGTACCTGAGCCTGGGTGGTGAAGCTGCGCCCGTTGAGCACTTCGGCTTTCAGCGAGCGGTGAAAGCGTTCGTCCTTGCCGTTGGTCTGCGGGTGATAGGGACGGCTGTAGGTGACACGAATGCCCAGGCGAATCAGCCAGATGGCCAGCTCCGAGAGCTGGCCGGGCTTGCCCGGCGAGCCCCAGGGCGCGCCGTTGTCAGTGTTGATCTGGGCGGGCAGGCCGTAGCAGGTGAAGGCGCGCTCCAACTGGGCGCGCACGGTGTTGCCATCGGTGGCGCCGCACGCGTGCAGCACCACGTTGTAGCGCGAATGATCGTCCAGCACGGTGAGCGGGAAACAGCGCGTCTGATCGAGTATGAGGAAATCGCCTTTGAAGTCCATCTGCCACAGCTCGTTGGGCTCGCCGCGCTCAAAGCGCTGCCAGGCGGTGGCATCGGCCGAGGCCTTCTGGCCGATGCGCCCGTGGCGATGCAGGATCGAATTGACCGTGCTGGGTGCCAGCCTGGCCAGCCCCATATCGACGAGGCGTCGGCTGAGCTTACGCGCGCCCCAAGCCGGGTGGGCATCGCGCAGTTGCAGCACCTGCTGCTCGAGCTCCGGCGCACTGATGCGCGGGCTGGTGAGCGGGCGACGGGAGAGATCGGCAAGCGCTTGATCGCCGCCCACTTCATAACGTCTGAGTATCTTGTATCCCGTCTGCCGGCTGATGCCGAAACGCCGGCACAGCTCACTGAACGGGATCTCGCGCTTGAGCGCAAGGCTCACGAAATCAAGGCGAAGTTGCATGATGTTTTGGGGGTTCCACGGCATGATTGGTCTCGGGCGTTGCATGCCCGAAAGTGTCAACCATGTCCCCGCACACCTGTCAGCGATGTCCCCGGTCTATACACTGCTGCAAAGAAAGTAACCAAAGAAAGCAGCTTCTCATCGCCCGCGGTCACACGCACGTTGGCCATGCTTGCCAGCCCGTGGTGGCACTCGCCTAAGTGTCGCCCTCGAAGGCCCATTCGGGCTTGGCTCGCGCACGGTCTGACGCATCGCACCGCTTCACTGACTGGTTCAGCACGAAATGGCTCCGGCCCGCTTCGCGGCCGATGGGTCAATCGGGTCCGCGTGCGCTTCTTCGACGGTTTCCCTCGCATACCCAACGGCAGCGCGTAGCGCTGTGCCGAAGCTCTTTGGTGCTGAACCAGCGCGCTCAAGGGTATGGCTCGTCAGACCGTGCGCGGTCCAAGCCCCGCGAGACCTTCGAGGGCACTCGCTACTGCCGGGCCATTAGGCCAATCGCCTGTGCCGCGGCCGGTGTGAAGTGCTTAGGCTGGGGAAAGCTGTTTCTTTGGTTACTTTCTTTGCAGCAGCAAAGACGGGAACGAGGCTCAAACCCGTGTGAATAGGGATTTTCAGGAAAAATCCCTCTTTTCCATCCAACACTCCATCCAACAGCCGGTCGTCGCGCCTCACCCGCCGCACAAGAATAACCGCTAAAAAGCCGGCGTAAGGCGTCCCAGTCGCGCACGGACGTCGCATGTCCCATTTTGATGGCACAGTGAATGCCAAAATTGGGATATGAACAGACATGTGGTGCTGCCCCCTTTTCTTGAGCGCCCCGACATTGATATGATCACTGTCGACGAATTAACGACTGAAAATAGGGAAGTATCCGCGAGCTTAGCTCGGTTTTGCGGAGCTACGTTCGGTGCTGCTGCTCCATGCGCGACGGTGCCCTGACGAAGCGGAGGCTTATAGACATGGACGACCAAGACGAATATCTGTTTCGGATAGGCGCCTTCACGCCGGGAACAATACCGATGGAGCGCCTCGCGAAGTACATGACTTCGCTTGCAAGGCTATTCGGGAACGATGCCAACGTCCACCTCGATCACATCGAAGAAGGTAGCACTATGCCTGTGCTGAAGGTCGATGTTGAGGCCGCATCGAAAGTGTCAGCACGCATCGCCGACCTTAGCAGAGGGGAAGCTGCAAACGATGCCCGCATTGGATTCGACGAACTGAACGCTCTGCTTCGTGACGATAACGCGACCGGCGAACTCCGCCAACGCTTCCTTGGCCAAGAAATGGGTGCCGTCGTCCTCCGATTCCCAGGCAAAGATCTACCGCGACCACTTACATTTGGACCGTTCACCGAACCTGCAACATTCGACGGCGAACTCGTGAGAGTCGGCGGTCGGGATAAAAGCGCTCACGCCACAATCATCGACCCAGACGGCCGCTCATGGCACGGCGAGATCAGCCGCCAGCTTGCACAAGACCTGGCACCTTATCTCTACAAAGGTCCGATTCTGCGTGTAAACGGTGATGCTCGCTGGGAGCGTCGAGAAGACGGTGCATGGCATGTCACTTCGCTGAAGATTAACGAGTTCAGCGTCCTAGACGATGAAACACTTCTCGAAGTTACAGATCGGCTCCGTAAGCTGGAAAGTTCCGGCTGGAGCAAGCATGACGACATCGACGGCTACATTACCGCCTTAAGAGGCGAAAGTGACGGGTTGCACTGATGGTAGTGTTTGATACATCTTTTCTCGCACTCGCCTTCGACGGCGATTACAAGGTCCCGCTCGACCCAACGACTGGAGAGCCACTGACGCAGTGCGCAGAGCGCATTAATCACTTGATTCGCCGCCTGAGCATGTCGAAGCAACGTATTCTCATCCCTACACCGGTCTTGGCCGAGTACCTTGTCGAAGGCGGACACGACAAAGACAAGCGGGTGCAAGTCTTTGCGGGCTCTCGGGTTTTTTCGGTCGCTGCTTTCGATCAACGCGCAGCCATCGAATGCGCCATGATTGAAGATGGCGATTCAAAACGAAAGAGAAAGCTCACGCCTAATGAAACGAAGGCCAAGGTAAAGTTCGACCGTCAAGTGATCGCCATCGCGAAAGCGAATCGGGTTGAATCGCTATACACGGGCGACACGACGCTTGCGAAGCATGCGGCTGAGAACGGGGTCAACGCTATCTTGACGTGGGAAGTGCCGATGCCGGCCCTCTCGCCTCAGCTTCAATTTGACTACGAGGCGCAGCGCGCCGACCTTCCGTAGGACCCCATTTCTAACATTAGTCTTGGGGCCGTTGACTCGTGTTCGCACCGCGTGCGGTTCTGTGCATCGACGTGACGCACGTGAGTAACTTCGACCTACAACACGCCGCGACGGCTCCTTCACACACCAACCTTCTAACTATCAACCGGCATGAACGAACTAACCCCGAAGCAGTCGATGGAGCTTGTCGACCCACAGGCGCAAAGAATCGTGGACTTCCTGAAAAACATCGGGCTGCCACACGACAACATAATCGCCGCGCAGGATCAAAGAGCCATCATTGGACAAGCCCTTCCAAACGTTATAGCGTCGCTTCCTCCCGAGGTTAAGAAGGACGCTCGCTATTTGTCCAAATTTGTCGTTGGGGCCGGGTTCGGGCTATTCGACTATTCGCTTAATGCCGTCTGGAACGAGGTTGTCCTTAACCTGCATAAAAAAGTCGTTGCCTATGGCCTCGACATCTTCTACGACGCTGCCGTTGGAGGCAAGGCGCGGGAATTCTATAAGTCTGAGGACGACCTTCGTTCATTGAAGGATGCGGTACTGCTAGACACCTGCCGCAAGCTTGAGTTGATTGCCGAGACAACTCATAAAAAGCTGAAGCACATCCTTGATATGCGGAACGATATTGGAATCTCGCATCCGACTAACTATGTGATCAACGCATATGAATTGCTCGGCTGGTTGACCACATGCATACAGGACGTCCTCAACGACCAACCGACGGAGGCCGCACTTCAAGTACAAGCGTTCATTCAAAATCTTCGCACCTACACCAAGCCGTTCGAGCCTGCCAATCAAGCGAGCATCGAGCAGAAGATCAAATCCCTCGCGTCGCATCACTGTGGCCACATGCTTCGCACCATGTTCGGGATCTATGTTGCGGCTGACACTGACCCGCAGGTTCGAAAGAACATCTCCATACTGGCGGTGACCGTGTGGGCGTCTAGCGACGTTGAAACGAAGTACAAGCTTGGACTGACGCTCGAAGGTTACAACACAAATCTATACGCGGACAAACACCTCCTTGGTGAGCAGTTCTTTGCCGCCGTCGGAGGCAACGCCTTCCGTTCACCTTCTGAAAAAGCCCTGCAAGTCGATGCATTACTTGACGAATTGCTGGAAAAACACAACGGATGGGACAACTTTCATCACGAAGCCCCGGTTGCAGACACGCTGGCTTCATACATTGTCTCGCAGCCGGATATCTTGCCGAACTTTGCGAACAAGCTCATCAAGGTCTTCCTCACATGCCGGATCGGAAGAGGCGTTTCTTACAACGATGGAGTGTCGCCGCGAGCGAAGCCTTATTATGACCGGCTACTAGCGCTACTCGGAGATCAATTTGGCTGGCAGGCTCTTGCATCGTTGACTAGCTACGAAATTCAATCACAACTTGAGCGAACCATTTGCCGGGTGCAAGCCTGCGCCGCTCTCACTGTTATCAAGCGCAGCGTTGTGAACCAACGACTCATCGAATGTATTGATTACCTGATCGCCAACCTGCCGAATTCTGGGCGAGTCGTCCTGGATACAAAGTTCAAGGCCCTTTCCGCCGGACATCTCAACTGGCAGTAACCAGAACATGGGCGACGAGGACATTCGGCCTCGTCCTCCCACAGCAGCAGGCACCGACGACGACGGCGACGACCTCAGACGCCTACTCGCCTTCGGGCGCAGGCGCCACCTCTCGCCACATAGCCACTGCCTTCGTCGTCATCGTGTCGACTTCCTCGGCAGACACGCCGGTCGAGAACTTGGGTATCTCGTTCACACAGCGAATGAGGTAGTCGACGGCGAGGTTATGCAGCATGACCACCACCTCGGGCCTTATCGCTGCGCGATACTCAAGCACTGGCGACGCTCCACTGTCGTGCCGTTGCAGCAAGGTCGTCGCGTTCGAATGGACGAACGCACACAGCACTCGATAGGACACATACATCGGCTCCACGTCGACTTTCTTTAGCTTGTCCTTAAGTCCGAACGTCCTAACCTGCCGGGCCAATAGCTCCGCGACGATCGGCTTGTTTACTCCGACCCATGTTTCGAGCGTGCGTCTCATGTCGTCATCGATATTTTTGCTACCCAGAAGCTCGTTGAATAGCTTACCGTTCTCCTGAGCGGTATAGAGCTTCATCGAGTCCAGATAGGCTGGGTCCCTCGATAAGTTCAGTAGGTCGCCGAGCCCATCAAGCATCGACCGAATCGGTCCTGCCGCATGACTTGCTAGGCCAAGCCTGCTTAACTTCATGGCGGCGTGAAACTGCTCGAACATCGACAACGTAAGACAGGCGGACATCTTCGCCGCGTCATTGTCGGCCTGCACGATGATACGCGGCAGGAGTTCACGATCGAACATCCCGATGATGGCGTTCGCGGTCTCGTGGACTTCTTTCAGATCAGGCATAAAAGCCTCAGAAGAAATGACGACTGGGCATTATGCCAGCCTAGCGTCGGAGGGCCCTGAAGGCCTTGCATGACAAGCCTTCCAGGTTAGAGCGGTTCGCCAACGGGTTCTCGTACCCTATGGTATGGGGTACGAATATATTGGTGTCTCAGGGCAGCATGTCATATCAAAAAACCCTGTTTCACCCATAACCCTTAGGTAACCGAATGACTGTCGAAGAACTGATGGAAGTATTAGAAGGCCTGCCGCCGCAGGCCGAAGTGCGATTCGCACATCAACCTAGCTGGCCGCTCGAATACAAGATCGGACAAGTCGCTGAACTGCTTACCGATGATGGCTTCATGGTCTATCTCGCTGAAGGCGAGCAGGTCGGGTATCTGCCCGGACAGGTGACGGAAAGCCTCGGATGGAGCCGTTAATGTCCACGGTCGAAACCGCAGTCCCGAGTGTGTCACTGGTGGCGCGGATTGCCTGCATGCGTGCAGGCGACTGCCTGCTTGAGCCAGAGAAAAGCAAGTGGTCACGCAATGCCCTCGAAAAGGCCGTGCGCGAAGCCGCCCGCTTCGGCGAGGACACGCATTACACCGTCACGCTCTGTTACGGCATCCAGCACGATGCACAGGGCACGAACTTCCGCTTTTACAAGATTGAGAGAACGTCATGATTGGCATTGCCGCATTTCTAGTAATTGTTGTCTGCTTGGCTTGGCTGTTCAAGAACTTCCCGCGCTTCGGTCGGGCCATGAAGTACCTGTCGCTGTTCCTGCTCGGTCTTTTCGGTGGTACGGCCTTCGCTGCGATGGGCGGCTCCCATCATCCGAGCGACGTAGGCCTGTTCCTCTCTGTCGCGCTGCCCGGTATGTATGCCGCCAAGCGCTTTCTCGACAAGCGCAATGCGAAAGCTGCTCTCTAACCCGACTACCTATATAGCGTGCGGCCTGCTGTTGATCTGCATTGCAGTAACCGGTCTGGTCGCCGTCATCATTTGAGAAACACCATGAAAGCGTATCTGATTGACCCATTCATGCAGACCGTCACCGAGTTCGAGCGCGACGGCTCAGGCACACAGGACCGACTACAGGAGCTTTACAAGGCGATCGGCTGCGACCTTGTGCAGGCTGTCTATCCAGACGACACCGAGGGCGACGTGATCTACGTTGACGAGGAAGGATTGTTTAAGCCTGAGCAGGCGCTGTTCTTCTGCACCTTGTGGCCGCATCAGCCGCTAGTCGGTCGCGGCGTCTGGGTCGGGACAGCACGAGGCGGCTACGATGCCGACCCGCGCATGAGTCTTGACTACGTGCGCGAGCATATCGTGTGGCTGCTCGGCCTATAATTGAATCGCGTTGAAACACCTTCCGGCCCGCTGTCCTCGCGGGCTTTTTTTCGTCCCTCAGGCCTGCTCGCGCTGGTCATCCTCCTGCTGCTCACTGCTGCCGCTGCCGAGTTCCCGCAGTTCGATGACGCCCTCGTCATTCGACTCGAACACGTCGGTCGCGCCTGCCTCTAGCGTGGTGTCGTTGATCGTGTCGTGATCCGTCACGACGCGGATATCACTGTCGCCCTGATTCTCGATCTTGACTTTCATGGCTGCTCTCTCTCCAAGGGTTGATGCTGCCGGGGTACTTCGGGCTTAGGCTCGAACGGCCCTTGACCAAAGATGCGTTCGCGCAGGCTCGGCGTGTCGCGTGTCGCTGGCGTTAGGGTCCAGCCGTTGTGCCCGCCGATCTGCTCTAGGGATATGTCATTGCCGCGCACATAGACGAGCGTGCAAGACGTGAGGACTGCTGCGATCGTGACGATGCCGAGCGCGGCGATACAGGCGAGCAGCACGAAGCGCGTCGCGACCTTCCATTGCCGCGCGTTCATGTCGTACCGCCGTCATCGGGTGGCGGCTCAGGCGCAGGCGGCACGTAGCTTTCGATCAGGTTTGCCACGTCCGGGTTCGCCGACAGGAAGGCGTGCAGCTTCGCAACCGGGTCCGTCATCATCGCGAGTTCATTCAGAACGGCCGCATTGCCGCCGCTGTCGATAGGCGGCTCAGGACTCGGCGTGAACGACACAGGCTCAGGTTCCGGCGTAGGCTCGACCGGCACATCGGGCAGCGGCGGAAGTTGGTCAGGCGGATGCGGCAGGTCGTCGGTGTCGGCTGGCTGACCTAGAACCGGCACAATGGGCTGCGGGCCTTGGTCCGCTATCTCTGCATCGCCCGGTGCCGATGGGACTGCTGGCGGGGCCGCAGGTGCAATGCCTTGCGCGGCATAGTGCGCCTCAAGGTTGCCATACTGCTGCATCGGTGGCGGTGGGTCCGGTAGCAAGTCCGGGACGATGACATGCTCAGCAGACGGCAGCAGGTCGTCAGGCATGCACTGGACCGCACGCGGATTCGCCGCGGCCTTTTCGACTTCGGCGAGCACGGCGTCACGACGCGCGACGTTCTGCACTTCGTCATCCTCGGGCGGCACAGGCCATGCGAAGGCATGCGGGAACCCGGCCTGCTGCGGCACGTCACGAAGGGCCTGCCGGTACGCCCGCGCCGCTGCTGCTCTCGGTTCGTCGCCCGCATCCTCTGCACGGTACACGAGCGCATCGGCCCTGAGCAGCCGCTCGGCCCGCTCCCAGCGATGATGCACGCCCGCCACGGTGTCCTGAATCTCTGCCTTGTGCTCGTCCCACCAGCCGAGTAACTGGCCCTTACTCGGTTGCGGGTCAGGCAAATTCCAGAATTGCAGGAAGGCCTCGCCGAACTGCTTGCCCTCTGTGTCGAGCCGATGCCCGGTGAGATAGTGCGTGCCGTTGATCGTGCCCGGATAGAACTTTTGCAGCAGATAGAAAAGCTCTTCGTTCGTCATCATTGGTTCCTCAGCACGACCCCGCGAATCCACTGTGCGCCGCTGACCCAATTGCCGTTCGAGTTCGTGCGCCAGCCTTCCATCACCCACGGCGCACCCATGTCGAGCGTCGTCGGCCCATTGATCGGCCCCCACTCATTGACGCCTGAATCCCATTGCGCGCGCGCACCTGCGTTCGCCTTGCCTGCGATGGCCCCGTTGATGTTGCTCAGCCAGCCGACCGCCGATGCATAGAAATTGCCATCGGACGTCATATACATTGAGCCGCCGCCGTTGCAGATGAACTCAAGATAGCCATTGTTAAAGTTGTAATGCTGACGCCACACAAAGTCTTGCGAGCGCGCACGCGCGAAGTCGAGATAGGCCCCGTAGTTGTATTCGTTCAGCTTGATGAAGCCTGCGCCGAGCGTGCCTTGATAGCCGTTCGTGTCGGGCGCGGCGACGCTGTTGCTGATGTTGAGCGGGCCTTGTCCGTAGTTCGGCAGACTCCAATAGCCTTCGTCGGACATCTGAAAACGCCATGCGGTGCCTGCGCTATTGACGAAGCCGAAGCCGCCGTTATAGCCGATGCCGCCATCGCCGCGCACGCGGATAGTGCCCTTCGAATGTTGGTATCGGACTTCGCCCTGCGCGCCGGTCGTGAAGCCCTGCGCGACCTGAAGCGTGCCCGCATCGGTGAGCCACATCGGCACGGCATTGTTCGCGCCATTGACCCATTCGAAGCCGTACATCGAATTGTTGCTGCGAATGTGCGGGCTATAGCTGCCTGCCTTCATCATGAGCGGTTGCGAGATGACGCCGGTCGCGGCGAGGGTCAGCGACCCGGTCATCGTGTCACCTGTGCGCAACACGCAGTTCGCGACGCTCGCCTTGACCTCGCTCAGGAAGTTGTCGATCGGCCCGAGGTCGATCCAAGCATCGTTGGCGTTCGTGCGTCGCTTCAACCGGTTCGCGGTCGTGTCGCCCCACATCATGCCGGGATAGGTCGGCAATGGTGCGGTCGGGCCTGCGTTGTCACCGACGAGCGCGAGCACGATCGCGTTCAGTTGCGTGCGCATGTCCAGCCCTGACGGATGGGCCGGGACTTGATAGCTGGTTACTTGCGTCATAGCAGTTCTCCGAGTTCGTTCGAGCGTTGCATCACAGGGCCGATTGCCGCGCGCTGCGCGATCAGCACATCGAGGTCGCCGCGCTCAAGGTCAGCAGCGCCGATGCCGAGCAGGTCGGTATGCTCGTAGCCGTAGCCGCGTGCGATCCAGTCGCATGTCTTGGCGATGCCGGTGCCGCTTGAGTTCTGGAACTGGATCGTGAACTGGATCGCGGTCTGTCCGGTGATGGCCCACTTGTCACCGCTCGCGAGGCCCTGCGCGATGATGCTGATTGCGGGCGCATCCTTGAACGGGACCGTGAACTTGATCGTCGTGCCTGCGGCAGCGACGGGCACGTTATTGCGCGACTCGATGCGGTCGGGAACATCGACCTTGACGCCCAAATCAATGATGCCGATGCCGGTCGTGTTGTCGGGCACGACCTCCTGCAACATGAAGCGCACCGCGCGGAATGTGAGGTCGGCCACGACGAGCCGCTTGTATGCGCTCCAGTCAGTCGCGACGGCCTTGCTCGGATCGACGTTGGTCATCGAGACCATGACGACCGCGCCGCCTTCGTCGATCTTCGAGCCGTCCACGTCAGGCCGTGCATCGAAGTCGGGCCACTTGTCCACGTCATCGAGCAGGCTATACATCGCGCCGTCCATATAGGCCGAGCAGCGAATCGTGTACACCTTGCCGAGGTCGATATATGTAGGACTGAAGGTGTAGGTCGGCCTCGTCGTGACAGCGGTGCCGTCCGCGTTCTGTGCGATATACAGCACGCCTGTGCGGACCACCATGCCGTTCTTCGTGCCGGCGAAGGTCGGGTCCTGCGCAACGTCATAAATCAGGTTGTAGTCCCGCAGCGGGCCGGTCGTGCTGATGATATAGGCCGCGTTCGTGCTGAAGGCTCCCGACGAGTTGACGAACTTGCCGAGGTACGTGCCTTTCATCAGCGGCACGAAGCCATTGCTTTGCGAGCCTGCGAACTGCGCGATCGGGTTCGTCTCTTCCCATGTGACTGAAGTCGTCATGCGACCCGAGTACCGGATATGCACCTGCCCGCCGACTATCACATCGAGGTCGGTTGCGGGCAACCACGCAAGCTGCGCACTGTCGTTATAGATATCAAGCTGGAAGCCTTGCATGTCCTGCGGCGGCTGATTCAAGGCTCGCAGTTGCACCTGAAGCGTCGCGGCGGGTGAGCGCACGCCGATCGAGTTGATCGCGATGACGGTAAAGGTCCAGAGGCCTTCCTCGGTCGGCTGGATATCAACCGAGGGCATGCCGGTGTCGATCGTCACTGCGGCGTCGCCCTGCTTCTGATAGATGACCGTGAAGCGCACCGCGCCGAGCGGCGGCAGCCATGAGAACGTCGCCCTGGCCCCGACGACGACCGGGCTGATGGCGTACTTGCTTTCGGTTACCTTCAGTTCGGTGCATGGCCCGACATTGAACGGGTCGATGACGGAAGTCGGCAAGGGCTGAAGCTGCAAACCCTGCTCGATCGCGGCGAACTTGTCGGGCCGGTACGCGACGCCCGAGACCTCGATATTGTGGTCGCTGTCCTCGGTCACGCCGACGCAGCGCCACTGCTCATTGACGAGGTTCGCGGCACTGATCGACCACACGGTTCCGAGCGTCGGCGGCATCGAGAATGCAGCGGTCACGTCAAGCTCGCTCATGTTCGTGCCGATCGAGTTGAGCGCGCGTGTCTCGAACTGACCGTTCGGCAGGAACAGCGAAAGCGTCGTGCCGACATTGCTCGTCAGCGTGACCGGTGCATCGAGCACGACATGCGTGCTTGTGCTGCCGCGCAGCGTGCGACCGCCCATGCGCAGGCCTGCACGAGTCGGGTCGGTCGTCGCGAAGATATCACCGGGGCGGCTATAGGAACCGTTCAGGCCGGTTTTCAGGCTGACCGTCTCGCCGAGTAGCTGCTCAGTGAGCAAGGCCCATCGACCGATGCGGTGCGCCTGTCCGCGCGACGTGCAGCCGAAGGCCTGTATCTCTAGGCTGCGCACGCCCCACTGCGCGATCGCGTCCGCATCCTCAACATACTCGATCGCCTGCTGATACTTGTTCGCCGGATCATTCCACGTTATGAGCGCGGTCGTGTGCCGCTGGTTCAGCGGCGTGCCGACATAGGTAAACCCGCCGTCGATGACATTCGCCGGGGAATAGACCACGCTGATATCAGCGGGCATATCAGCGGCGAATGACAGGGTGTTACCCGACCAGAACAGCACACCGTTAAAGATGCTGGCGAACTGCTGAAGCAGCACGATCGCTTCGGCCCGTTGCTGGATATACACGTTGCAGGTATAGCGCGGCTCCATGCCGCCGAAGCCATCGGGCACGAGCGCATCGCAGTATTGGCCGATGACGTACAGCGTCCATTTGTCGATCAAGTTCGGGCTGATATAGCCGCCGAGGCCGAAGCGTGCAGTCGTCGCAAGGTCATACATGATCCACGCGGGGTTATCGCTCCATGCGATCTTGAATGTGCCGTCCCATGTGCCGGTGTAAGCCCGCGTCGTCGGATCGTAGTTGCTCGGCACCTGAACGCGGCGCATCTTGCAATCGAACGACAGCTTTGGAATCTGCTTGAATGTCGATGCGTCGATCTGCACGCCGCACAGCGCGGAGTACGGATAGGTCAGCTGCGAGTCGACGATTTCGGTGTAGGTCTCCCACTGGAATTTGTCCTGCACGTTCGACGAGGTTTGGTCGGGCGTGAGCCGCACCACGCGCACGTCAAACGTGCCGCCTGCCTGATTGAAGCGGTTCGCCAGTTCGATGCGGTAGGACCGCTGATAGCGGCTCGTCGTCTTGCCGCTGATGGTGTCGGTATAGATCCGATTGAAGCCGCCGCCGTTGCGTTGCAGTTCGAGCGCAAGCTGCACTGTCGCGCCGTTGAGGTCGCCAGTCGTCGGGTCGCTGCTGGTCATCTGCGGGAAGCCGATCGTCACCCGGAACGAAGTGATATTCGGATTGGTCACCGAGCGCACGACCGGCGCGGCAGCGGTCACGATGACGCCGACCGTCGATTCGGCCTCGGTCGCACTGAAGCCTGATATCGGAGCCTGCGAGGCCGTGCCGCTGCGGTACTCGATGCCTGCGCCGCTAAAGTTCCATGTCCCGTCCGCGTTGACGAGCGGCGTGTCATCGACGAACACCTTCGTCGGGTCGCCGAGTTCCTCGAACTCGCCTTCGCCAATCAGGTTGATGACGCGGGCGTACTGGATCGAGCGCAGCGAATCGGGAGCCTCAACCGGAGCACGCGAGCCGCCTGAGCCGCCGCCCTTGCCGCCACCGCCGCCAGCGCCCGCGATCGGCGGCAGCGTCAGTTCCGTGATATGGGCCATCACACGACGATCTCGTTATTGGTCGAAAATCCGACGCTGATAATCTGCGAGCCGACGATCATGCGGCCATAGCCGAGCGGCACAGGGCCGCCTTGGCCCATCGTGTTGACTGCACCATCGAAGGCCAGCGAAGGCTGGTTGTCTGCTTTCTCCGGGGTCGCTGTGCCTTTCTGGCGCGGTGCGAGTAGCTGAGCGATACCGCCCATCGCGAGGGCCGCACCCATCGAGACAAGGGCCATCGACAGCCCGCCTGTGTAGGGTGACGCAACCAGCCCGATAACAGCGAGCGCGGCGCCCGCGATGATCTTGGCGGCGGCTCCTGACCCCTGCACGAGCGGCACGATCTTGAGCACGCCCTCGGACTGCGGGTAATGCATATCCGACTCGTCATAGTCCGCATGGTCATCGCCGAACATGCCGCGAACGAGGAACTGCTGCGCACCGTGGTCGATGAAATATTTCCGCAGGCCGGGAAGCTGCACACACAGGGCATGCACCGCCTCAGCAGGGGAATGCACGGCCAGCCGGAACTCAGCCCCGTAGCGGGGCCGCAAATCACCGTACAGGCGTACTGTCAGCATGGTCGGTCTCCGATGCAGGCATCAGGTCGCGGTGCCGCAGCACGGCAGTCGTGCGGCGCTGGTAAAACTCCTGATAGGCCTCGCGGCGCGACGCCGTGCCGATGAGGTGATGGAGGATGACGCCGCCGCCGAGGTAGATCGCCATGTGGTTCTCACGGCGGGCGCGAATGTTCATCAGGATCAGGTCGAATGGCCGCAGCAGCTTGAGGTCGTCACTTGTTGGCGAATGCACGATGACCGGGACGAAGCCCTCGGCGGCGAAGTTTTCGCGATAGAGGTTCGAGCCGTCCTCGTCATTCCACCAGCCGTAGCGGCGGGCGTAGTCATTCAGGGCGATGCCCTGCTCGGCATAGGCGTCGCGCACGAGGGCATAGCAGTCATGCACGCCATGCACGAAGGGACGACCGAGCAGCGGAGCCTTGAACCCTGAGGGCTGCGTGATCGTATGCGAGCCGATCGGTACATTGACGATCAGCCACGGCAGGCCGGTGCGCTCGATGCCAGCGAGGTCAGCGAGGGATGGCACAGGTGGTTCATAGACATGCGAATGCGCGATCGCCACCACGCGCCCGGTATCCTCGGCGCGGACATAGTCTTTCGGGTCGATGATGAAGTGCTCGGTCTCCTGCCTGATGTTATTGCAGGCGACGTAATGCACGTTGTTCGTCCTGGGCAACACGACGACCACGCCGCAGCACTCGCGTGGCATTTCCGACTGTGCATGAATGATGACGTGCGGAATGACATACAGCAGCGGATCGTTCATGCTCGCTCACCTGTACTGACCAGCGCCGGGAAAGCCGCCGAAAGTCATCCAGCCGGCACCGAACCGCAGCTTGCAGGATTTCAGGCGCTTGCCGCACTTATCCTGCGTCGGGTCGGCTGTCGAGTTGTCGTTGATATCGGCGACCGGCGGGCCTGCATAGCCGCATCCGTCACCGCGATAGGCCCACGGGCAGGAGTTGCAGATAACCTGCCGACCGGGCAGCAGCTTGCCTTCGGTATCGAACGCGGTCGCGAGTTCGAACTCGATCGTGTCGAGCGATTCGCGCAGCTTCTGATTGACGTAGAACACGTCATCGGGGAAGCCATCATTGGGGTTCGCGAACGGGTTGCCGTTCGGGAAGTTGACCTCATCGAGGTAGCGCATCAGTGTGCGCTTGCGGATGACCGGACAGCCTACGAGGTCCGAGTACAGGCGGCACAGTGCCGAGATAATGCCGGTCACATTCGACGCTGCGAAGTGCGGGCGCGGCAGCGTGCCTTGACCTTTCCACTCGAAGCCCGAGACCTGCACCGGATAGCGCTGATAGGTCACTCCCTGCCACACGACATCGCTTTCGAGCTTGTTCGTGCCCGCATGGAAGTGCAGCGCGGGTTCGTTATAGCGTACGAGGTCGAGCGTGAAGAGTTCGATTTCGGCGCTCGGCGAGAGGCCTTGAATGTCGCCCTTGACGCTCATAGAAACACCTGCTCGAACTTGAACGACAGGTTATAGAGCAGGTCGCCGTTCTGAAGCATGTCGCCATACGTGAGATTCCACGATGGACAGATAACGTCCTGCGTGACCGTCTGCCGTGGCGGCGTCCAGTTGAAAACATCGACACCGTTGCGGGCCGACAGGAACTGCACAACCTCACCTGCAATTTTCTCGGTAGCGTTGCGGATCGTGATAGACCACATGCAGGCCAGCGTATTGATGCCTGCGGGTCGGCGCTGTGCATAGCCGTCGCCGAACTGCGCCTTGATGATGCGCGGCTCAAGGTCATAGCTCGCGGTCGTGACGCACCAATCGAATATGAGGCCCGAGGCCTGCGGCACGAGTATCGGCTCGGTGTCGGCGAACAGGCGAGCACCGTCAATGATCGAAGTCGGCAGCAGCGCTGCCAGCTTCGTTGCGAACGCAGTCATGATCGGCTCCTAGCGTGCCGCCGCAGGTGCGAGGATGCCGCCCGAGCGCTTCTCACTGACGAGCACCTGTCGGCATACAGCGGCGATGCGGTTGCCGAGTTCGGCGGCCTGCTCGTTGGTCGCCTTGGTGTCCTGTGTCGCGCTATCGTCCTTATGCATATGGACGTTGACGGTCACGCTCGGCATGCCCGACGCGCCTGCGTCGGTGGCGATCTTGCCGGGGACGTTGGGAATGAAGTACTCACGGCGTCCGGGTAACTCGTTGACCTCATAGAGTTGGCCCGGAAAGACAGGCCCGCCGCTCATGCGGGGCGTCGCGCTCATGAGGTTGCCAGTGCCGCCCCATGTCCAGCCGCCGCCAGTGACGCCGCCGCTAATCATGCCGAACAGCGGCTTCATGACGTTCTGATAGACCAGCATCTTGGCGAGGTCTTTCAGGATGGAGCTAATCATCTGGCCGAACGACACCGATACATCCTTGGTCGCGAATACGAAGTCAACCATCGCATCGGACGACTGCTTGCCGAAGCCCTCGATGGCCTGCTGCAATGACTTGAGCGAGGCCTCCATCGGGTCGATCTTGTTCTGTGCTTTCTTCAGGTCATCGGCGGCTTTCGTCACTGCCTTCGAATAGTTATCCGGCAGGATCGCGCCATCGGCCAGGGCCTCGTTCAACTGGTCGATGGTTTCCTTATAGGCGATCGTCGGATCGACCGCGCGGGACTGTGCATCGGCGAACGCCCATATCGCGTCGATATGATCCTGCTCGGCTTTCATCTTCGCGGCAGCATCCTGAAACTGCCGCGCGTCCTCGTTGTTCGCGTTCTCCTGAGCCTGCGTGCGGGCGTCGATCGCACGCTTCAAATCCTCATTGGCCTGCACCTGTGCCCGCAGGTTGTCCTGCTGCCACTTCGCCATCGCCTGATACTTCGGATCGGTCGTTAGCTCCTTCATAGGGTCGCCTTCGGCGGCGAGTTTGCGATACTGATCCTGAAGGCTTTCGAGCATCTTCGCGTACTCGTCCACTTCCTTTTTTGCTTTCTTCGCGGCGGCGGCATTCGCGTCAAGGTTCTGCGTGAACTGCAACACCGGACGACCGTCGATCTTTTTTCCGGCCTCGGCCTCGGCGGCGATCGCCTTCTGTGACTGACTCGCGGATGCCGTGACGCGCAGCTGCGCATCGTGAACCTTGGAGAGGTCATCGCGTGCCTGATTCCATGCATTCGAGACAAGGCTCGCGGCGTTCTTCATGCCCTCAAGGCTGGCCGGCTGGTTCAGGGCCTGCCCGAGTGCAGTCGTGACGCGGGAGAATGCAGAGATAGTTCCGGTCAGGCCGATGATGACCGACATGGCCTGTTTGCATGACCATGTGATGCTGGTTAGCACCTGATTCCAGACCGTGCCTTCGGTCGCGGCCTCGGCGAGGACGCGTGCGACTTCAGTAATGGCAGGCTGAAGCTCGGTCGCCATCACTGCCGCCGCGCCTTTGGTCAGGTTGCCGATGCGCGTCAGGTCGTCGTTCAGGTCGCTCATGGCCTGCGCGGTCGAGCCGCTGACGATCAGCCCGAGCTTTTCAGCTTCGGCGCGTGCCTTCGCGATACCTTCCGCGCCACCATCGAGCAACGGGATTAACACCTGTGCCTGCTTGCCGAACACCTGATTGGCGACCGCCGCTTTCTGTGCGCCGTCCGCATATTTCGTGAACTGCGTCGCGATCGCTTCGAAAGCCTTGCCGGGGTCCATCGCCTGAAGCTCTTTCACGTTCAGGCCGAGCGCCTTGAATGCGGCAGCGGAGTCTGATAGCGGGTCGCGTGCTTCGAGCAGTGACTTGTTCAGACCTTTAAGGCCTGCGGTCAGGTCATCCATCGAAACGCCCGCGAAGCTGCCTGCGTACGACAAGGCCGACAGTTCCTGCGTCGTCGTGCCGAGGCGCTGCGACAGCTTGCCGAGGGCATCGGCTTGGTCGATCGCGGACTTGATCTTGTCGGCGAAGCCCTTGGCAAACGCCATCGCCCATTGAGCGCCCGCCATTGCTGCGCTCGCGGCGGATGACTTCGCGATGCTGTCGAGTGACGACTGGATGATGCTTTGCGACTTCGCCATGTCCGCGCGCAGGCGCGACACATCAGCGGCGAGTTCGAATATCAAGGAACCTGCCGAGGCCATCGTGTCACCTCCATGCCGCTATCTCGTCCTCGACGCTCAGTTCGAGGGGCTTCTCAGGCTCAGGTGCGGGCGGTGGCTTCGCTGCTTCATTGAGCAGGTAAGCCCAGCACATGAGTTCGTGCGCGTCCATCGTTGCTCTGACCGCGCCCGCCGTCATATGCAGGTGCGCTGCGACTGCAAAGACGAGGCGCGTCGCGGGAGCGGTCAGGCTTTTTCCACCTCGTCACCTGACAGGCCATTGACACGCGCAGCGGCGTGCAGCAGCTTCGCGCGATCGCCGAAGCAGCGCGCGGGAAAGGCCGACAGGCTCTCGACCGTGAAGCGCTCACCGTTTGGGCCGACCGCAGCAGCGACGAGCAGCATGCGCAGCATGAGGTCGCTATCGTTCTTTGCATCGACGGCGATGCGCTCGAATGCATCCGCACCTACATCGTTAACAGTGACCTTGCCGAAGGCCCGCGTCTCGACGATCTCCTGCCGCTTCGTGAGGTCGAAGCTCGGCGGCTGGCTCTTACCCTTCGGCGCGGGCGGCGGCAGCTTCATGTCGTTCATGGCCTAGCCTCCGCTCGGGTTATTAACCGACACCGGATTGCCCTCGGCGGCAGGTTGCGCCTTGGTGCCGACCGTCGCAACCACGCTCGACGTATAGGTGCCCGCCGTGTCATAGACATGGATTGTCGTCTTGGTCGCGATCAGGGTTTCGACCGCTGAGCCGTCGCCCCATGTGATCGCGAACTTCGCCGCCGCGCCGTTCTGCTCGGTGAGGTTCATCGTGACGTGCAGCGGTGAGTCGCCGCTTGCGGGTGTCACGCCGACCGACAGGCCATAAGCTGCGGTGGGTTCTGCCTTGGGTTGCGTCAGAACCGGCGTGCCTGTGATCTTGAGCGTCGCCGCACCATGCACGGCCTGATCGACGCCGCCTGTCTCGTTGATCGACTGCACGATGACGGGCAAGGTCCGAACCGCGCCGTTGCGATAGATGATTTCGAACATGCGTTCCTCGCCATCGTCATAGGCATCGAGCAAGGCGAGATAGTCGGGATCGGTCGGGTCGATGAAAAAATCGAAGGTCAGCGTCCCCGGATCGCGGAAGCCGACGAGCGAGGTTTTTTCGTCATCGCACAGGGTCGTCGTGTCGATCGAGGTCGCCGGGTTCTGATTGATTGAGTACGACTGCGCGCACACATCGGCGAAGGCATTGACGGTGTACATCGCGAGCGTGCTGAAGTCGGTGGTCTCTTTCGACGTGTCGCTGTTATAAAGCGCGCCGGTCTTGGCATCGGGGTCCAAGTCTTGCAGCACCCATTCCTGATTGTCGATCGAAGCCCAGCCTGTACCGGTGAGATAGAGCGGCGCACCGTTCTTCAGCTTCGATGCATCATCGAACGTCAGGTAGCACGGCTGCGACTTGCTTGCGCTCGACACCTTGCCCGTTGCCACCGGCGCGGCGTTCGGGTTCTCCAAATACATCTTGGTGTTTTGCGCGCTGATGGCTTTTTTCATGCTGTCTCTCCAGTTGACTCCCACGTATTGACCTGCACCATGCGGCGATTAAGCCGCGTCTCTACCTCGTACAGCGATTGCATGTTCTCGATGGTTGGCTGCGGGTCGTAGGCCCGCAAGGCACGCAGAACAGCGGCCATGTTTGCCTTGGCTTCCTTGCGTGTGCTCGCATAGCTATCGACCTGCCAGATGACGTGATCGAGGTTCGCGTAACCGCACATCGAGTTCTGCGGCAGGCTCGTGATGTCCTGATAGATCAGATACGGCTCAGGCGTGCCGGTCTTTGCGATCGGCGTGAATACCTTGCCCGGCATGACGCTATCGAGCAGGTCGAATAGCTGTTCCTCGGTCATCGCTCACACTCCCGGCATGAAGCGCACGCCATTGCGCTTGCACCATGCGGCCATGCGCTTTTGCAGGGCGCGGTTCATCGTCGTGCCAGCCTCGTCCTGCTTCGCAATGCCTGCTGTGCGCAGCCACGAACGGGCAGGCATCTTCGAGGTGCCGAACTCAAGGAAGCGGCCATAGAACGGGTCATCGCCGAAGGGCTTATAGACGCCATTGATGCGGCGGCCCTGCTTCGCCGCTGCGCCACGCGGGCGCTTCAGAGTGACGTTCACGCGGGCCGCGAGGCCGGTACGTTTCGTCTTGCTGCGGGTGATATGGGAGAACAGCACACCGCTCGAACGCGGTGAGCCGCCGAACAGCGTCAGCACATTGAGCGCGGCCTGATCCATGATCGGCTTGGCCGCGTCGCGCAAGCTGCCGCTTAGCATCTTGCGTTGCACTTCCTCGGGCAGGGTCGCAAGGAAGCGGTCAAGCTCGGCGAGGCCTTCGACATGCGAGTCGATCTTAATCATGGCTGTCCGCCCTGAGTGACGACGCCGCTGCTGCACATCAGATGCATCTCCGACATGCCTTCGAAGCGCGGCAGCACCGCGTCGATGTTGTAAATCGTCGCGCCGGTCTTGCGTGTATGGATGACACGCCACTGCGCGGATACGTCCTCACGCCAGCGCATGCGGATGCGTGTGGTCACGCCTGCGCGGAACTCAGCCGAGAGCAGCCACTCGCGACCGCTCAGGCTTTCGATCGCGGCCCATACCGGCTTGCCTTCGTCCTGCCAATCGGTGATGACCGGCTCGCCGCTCACGTCGTCGATCTGCACGACCGGACTCTGTAGCTGCACCTGATGACGCAGCGGGCCTGCGGCGAGGCCGGTTGTCTTGTTCGCCATCGCTACTCCATCGCCGGGTCACGCCGCTGATGCAGCAGATTGCAGACAGCCCACGGCAGATAGCCTTGCTCCCATGTCTGCGCCTCGGTGCCGTCCGGGTCACGCAGAAAAATGCCCGCGAGCAGCAAGGTCGCCTGCTGCACGTTCGGCGGCGGTGGATCGTCGTCGGTGTACGGCTCGCGCTTCAGATAGGCGATGACCGAATCGCTCGCATTGGTCACGGCCATCTGAATCGTGAGGTCGGGGAAGTCATCGTCGAGCCGCAGGGCCGCGCGGGCCTGATCGACGGTTACGAGGTCGCCGTTCATGCTGCCGCCCCTACGATCGACATGCGCGCATCCTTGCCGTCACGACCGCGCTTCGCGGCAAGCGTCCATGCATCGCCGCCCGCGTCGGGCTTCGTGTCGGTCGTCGCATTGCAGTGCCACAGCGACCCGGCCCATGTCACTACGTCACCGGCCTTGTATGTTTCTCCCGCCACAAACACGCCGCGATAGATCATGACCGGCAGCGCGAAGGTCGCGGTCTCATGCGCACCGCCCGAGCGCTCGATATGCATCGTGAAGCTGCGTTCGCTGTCCATCGTCACCTTCGTGGATGCGATGCCATCGACCACACAGGCCCAGCCGTGCGCGCCGTGCGTATTTGCGTGTGCGCGCCACAAACCGCCTTGATGCTGGGCGAGCGTGCCGCGCGGATAGTCGCGGCCGAAGTCGATGACCGGCAGCACGTCGAGTTCGAAGGCGTCACGCCCAGGCTCACCATCTTTCGGCACCGGGGTCTCGCGACCTTCTAACGTCTTGATCTGCTCGCGAATTGACTCGATACCGTGTTGCAGACGGTCGAGGTCACGGCGTTCGTCGTTGATCTGCCGCGCATGTTCGTCCTGTGCATGCCGCAGGATTTCGATTGCGTCGCTATGATCCGTTACGTGGGGGAGTGGCATGGTTGCAACGGCGTCGCGTGCTACTGCGCTGCCCAGCGCATCTAGCCGTTCCGCCAACGTCGCACAGCTTGCCTGCACAGAGAGACTCAGTCGATCGAACTCCCGCCGATCTTCAGCAATCTGACGGCCGTGCTCTTCATGCCCTCGCCGAAGACTTTCGATGGCCTCGCTGTGATCCTTCACCGGGAAGCTCGTGACGTTCACGACCGGCTCGCGCGCCGCTGATTTTTCGAGCGCATCGAGGCGAGCGGCGAGCGCAGTGAAATAGCTTTGAACGTGCTGCCTGATCGCGCGGGCGATGACGTCAAGTAAGGCATCGGGAATCGTGGTTACGTCACGCATGGTCGTCCGCTCCCTCGGTCAGGCCATTGACGATCCGGGCAAACCAGCGAGCCGTGCGGGCCTGCTCGGTCTCTTTCGTGCTGTCGTCCTCGCTCGGGTCCTCGTGGTTGCCGCTAGTGCTCGCTGGCTGACCGCCGACCGGCGCAGGGGCGGCAGGTTTCTCGAACGGGCCGTTGCGATCGCGTTCGTCGAGTGCGGCCAACGAATAGTTCTGCTGTTGCAGGTACGGCGTTGCGCCACCCTTGACGGGCCGCATGTTCAGCCGCTGCCGAGCTTCGTTCGGTGCGACGATGCCGCCGCCGACGCCATCGGTGAGCGTCTTAATCATGGTCGCGGTGTCCATGCGCAGCAGGCCGTCGAGGTCAAGCTCGGTGCGGAAGTCAGGCGGCAGCGCAAGGCCTTCGTCCATGCAAAGCTCGAACGACTCGATCAGCGATTGCAGGCACTGCGAGTAATAGTTCTGACTCAGGGCTTCGATATTGTTGTAGGTCGGTGCGGTGCCGACGCCGACCATATAGCCCGGTACGTGAAACACCGAGCACACGATTTCGCTGGTCATCTTGAGTTGGTCGATCAGCTGCGCATCGACGGCTTTCATCATCAGCGGTTCGTACTTGAGGTTATCGCCGAGCACGGCAATGCGACCGCGATTGACGCCGCCGTAGTTCGCCTCCCAACGTTCCTTGAGCCGCTTCGCAGTCTCGTCACTGATCGCACCCGGCGCGACGAGGATGCCGCCCGGTTCCGCACCGTTCTCGAAGAAATCGGCGCTGTTGTTCAGGATCGCGAGGCCCTGACGGGCAGCGAGCGCACAGGCGAACAGCGGCGACGTGCCGACGAGCGGATGAAAGAGGCAGTTCATGCGGTCGTGAATGATCTCGCTCGCCGGGACGATGAACTGCTGACCATCATCGGGCGGGGTCACGCCCGCGAGGTAGTCGATATCAAGCTGGTAATACACCGAGCCATCCTCGGTGACGAGCGGACGGCAGCGGTTCGGGTCGAGCACATAGAGGGCGACCACGACGCCGCGCGCATCGCGTTCCTTCAGGACATACGTGTTACCGCGCGTCAGCTTTGACATGATCCAGTTTTCGACGAACTGGATATGGTTCTGGTAGCGGTTCGGCTTGCGCAGCACAGGCGAGAATGCAGGCGACGTGCCCTGAATCCAGACTTCGCCATCGGCCTTCATGAGTCGCACCGCGAGCTTGCCGATATCGGCACTGATTAGCGTGATGCATGCATAGACGGCGTGATACGCGAGGATGGTCTCGGGCCGCAGTTCGACATTGCGCTGCCATGCACCGGTGAACGCCTCACGCACGATCAGCGGCCACCAACCGCCACTACCGAATGGCCCGAGCAGGCCGCTGCCGACCGTCTGTGCGTTCATCGGCACAGGAGCCGTGACACCGCGCGGGCCTGCACGCGACACGGCAATGTCAAAGCCGAAAAGGCGCATGTCAGTCGTCCTTGTTTTCGCTGCGATCCTCGGCAGTCATGTCGCGGCGCTTGTAGCCGCTCTTTCGCTTGCGACCCTTGGTGTCGTCATCGTCAGCCTGCATAGGCGGCTGCTCAGGGGCATGCTGGCGCTCGGGCTTGGGTTGCCTGCTGCGCTTTTCCTCAGGCTTGCTGGTGCCTGCTGCTGCCTGCTCCTGCGGCCTGTCACGCACCACACGCCCGGTCGCTTCGAGCAGCTTCGCGTCGCGCTCGGGCATCTCGATCGGGTCGCCTTTTTCGTACTGCGTGCGGGCGTAGGAGAACGACCGGTTCGCGAACACTTTCATGGTTGCCACCTCGATAAAAAGAAAGGGCACGCCGTCGCCGGTCGTGCCCTCGTGTGCCTCGTTGCTAATTTAGCTACGTGTCGTCGTTACAAGGCCTTCGTCGGTTCGTTGCTGCTCGCCGTTCTCGCCCTCGGTCACAGGCGGCGTCGGAATGATGAAATTGCCGCCGTAGCGTGCGCCGCTGATATAGGCGACCGCCTGCGCACGCCGACGCTGCCAGTTGATGAACCGCTCGGCACGCAGCGCCACCAAGTTGTTCTGCCACATGCTGACAAGCTGCGTCGCTGGGGTGGCAGGTGCATCGTCCATCTGCAACGACGCTTCACGCGATGCATCGAGCGTCACACCGCCATCGTCGGCCATCAGGATTTCAGACGGCAGCACGAGCACGAGCATGGTCGTCGCCGGGTCGCTTGCGCCAGTGCTCGCATGGTGCGGGACGTTCGCCGAGACGACGACCGGCAGGCCGAAGAACACGCCACCGTTCATGTTGATGCCGGGGAACTCGGCCTGTCCGAGGGCATTCGACAGCATGCCGATGGAGAGTGCCATTACCGGGTCCATGATCCAGTACGCACCACGGATCGACATGTTGGCCTGCACGAACATCGCGAACAGCGTGCCTACGTCCAGCCGCAGGTCATCAGCGGTCGGCCCGCTCGCGGGAATGTTCGGTGCGCTGTTCGTGATTGAGGCCGGATGCACGTTCGCCACTGCGGCGATGCTCGGGTCGATGAACTGAATGTCGAGGAACTGCGCGATGGTCTCTACGAGGTCACGCTGTACGATCGCCTCGGCGCTCGGGTTCGAGAACCGTACAAGCTCGTCCGTTAGCACGACGATGCCTGCGGCCTTGCTGAAGCCGAGCGAGACGGTCGCAAAGCCGAGTTTGCTGACGGGCTTCGGCTGACCTTCACCGACCCACTGCGCGCTGCTGCCCGAGGTCTGCGCGGGCATCTTCGTATTGAACGGCACACGGCGAAAGCCGGTGATCTGGCCCATGATCGTTTCAGGCCGCAGCAGTTCGATGAACTCGCCGGTCATGTTCTGATAATCGACCAGCGGTGCGGCCCATGCCGGATCAGTTGTCGTGCCTGCGGCCACAGCAGCACGCAGGACGGTTTCAACCTGCGGCGTGCTGTCATGCCAGCCGCGAGCGATTTCGACAGCCTGCATCAGGTTGCCGTGCGAGCGGGCGAGTGCGATCGCGTACCGCGTGAAGGCCGTACCTTTAGCGACGTTCTGATGCACCGTGATAACCGGGCTGCGTGAGGCCGCGCCAGTCGTTACCACACCTGCGCGGGCATTGCTGGCGCTGGTCGGATCAGTGACGATGATCGGCGAGGCGGTACGCACGACCTGGGCTTCGATGGACTTGAGCCGACCGATATGCGCGTCGATCGACTTGATATCCTGATCGAGCGTGTCGAACTCTTCCTGCTGGGCCTGATCGAGGGTCGCGCCTGCCTCGGCAGCGGCTTCCATAATTTCGATCATGCGGGCGCTCGCACTCGCGCGGCGAGCTTCGAACGCTGCGATCTGTTCCTGAATGGTGAACTTCATTTCACGCTCCGATGGATGGTTTGAATCACGAAGGGTTCGCGAGCGCGCGAGCGTGGGTCGTCGTGCAGCCGCACGACATGCGATGCAGGTGTTTCGATACGGCTCGAACTCTGGCCGGACGCGGCCCGTTCCGAGGCGTCAATGCTGCGGACTACATTGATGGTTGCCTCACCGTTCGCGGGGATGGTGACGAGCGAAAGCTCTAGCCACTCCCACGACAGGAAGCGCAAGCCGCCGCTGTCCATCATCGAGTACTCCAGCGGGCGGAAGCCGATCGACACGGCACGAATGAGGCCGAGCTTGACGGACTGCCAAGCCTCTTCGAGCCGGTCGCGCAGGTTGCCGGGTTCGTCGGTCTTGAGGATGCGGGCCTTGAACGGGATGCCATCGGCCTGAGCCTTGGCGAACTCGACATGACCGACGGGCGCATCGCTGCGGTGCTGCCACAGCAGCGGCATCGGAAGTGCATACTTCGCGCCGAGGGGTTCGACCACATCCTCGTAGCGGTCAGGTGTCGGCGTGCTGGCGATGCCTTCGATGGTGCGCTGTTCCTCGTCACTGCTGCGCACGTCGAGCAGCGTGTAAGCCCGTTCAAGTTTCATGGCTGACCTCACAGGAAAAACATCTGGTACTCGGGCTGGCGCTCGGTCTCACCTGCGAGCGCCAGCGCGACGGCCATCGTCAAGGCAACGAGGCCGTCAATGCGGCCGGTCGCCTTGCGCTTGTTGAAAATGCGGTTGTTCTTCGGGTCGGTGTCGGTGACCGCGCTCGTGACGTTCCAGCGCAGGCAGGGATTGAAGGCGACGCGCAGCTTGCGGTCGAACACAAGCTGCTCCATCAGTTCGATCGAACGCGGCATCCACAGGCCCGACTCCGCGGCGCGGTGGAAGCCCTGACCGTGCGGCACGAGCTTGAGCGCGAGCGCGGCATCGTCGAGGTCCTGCTCGAAGTACTTGATCCGGTACGGGTCGAACGCGATACCGGCGATCGTGAGGAAGGCATCAAGTTCGGCGAGCCGCTTGACTACATCGGCGTAGTCGATCGCGCGGCCCTTCGATGCGTGCAGGAAACCGGCCTTGACCCAAACGGGATACGGCACATGGTCACGGCGTGAGCGTTCGTCGATCGTCGCATCAGGCGTCCAGAACTCAACGAGTGCATCGACGCTGCCATCGTCCTGCACGCATGCAGCAGCGAGCGCGGTGAGATCGCGCGTACCGGACAGGTCGAGACCGCCGAGCACGTCGCGGCCCTTCATGCGATCGAGCAGCGCATCGCGTTCGGTCATGGCCTGCTCGACTACCTTCGTCCAGAGCGCCGCGCCTGCCTCCTGCTCGGCAAGCTGCTGCGCGAGCGTCGGTGCGCCGACCTCGCACGGTGTCCACAGGTCAAGACTGATCCACGGATCGGCGGCATCGACCCACTGGCAGAAGTTCAGGCGCCGCACCGTGGATTCGAGCGACGGCATGCCGCGCGCCTGCCGCACCTGTTCATCGAGATAGGACCGTTGAATGGTCTGCCCGAGTGAGGGATTCGCCTTGACCCAACAGGCCTCGTCCTCGAACGGGTCCTCACCTTCGTCCAGCGAGCAGATGAACGCGAAGAATGCGTCATCCTCTAACTGCTGCGCGGCGACCTTTTGCCCGTACTCGTGTTTCTCGTAGCAGAGCGACGTGCGATCAAAGCCCGAGTTCGTAATCATAAAAATGAGCGGCTGGCGTCGGCCTTTCTTGCCCGCCTGCATCATGTCGATGACAGTGCGATCCTTGTGCTCCCGAATCTCGTCGATCAGTGCGCAGTGCGGGCGCGGCCCTGACTGGCCCGTGCTGTCACTCGCGATCGTGCGAAAGAACGAGGCCTTGTGCAGGTATGCGAGATTGAACGTGCGCTCGGCACGGCCCGACTTCGTAATGCGTGCGGTCAGCGCCGGAGATAGATCGACCATCGCGACGGCATCACGGAACAGAATCTGCGCCTGCTCTTTCTTCGTCGCAGCTGCGTACACCTCGGCACGTTCCTCGCCATCGGCGACGAGCATGTACAGGCCGACACCTGCGGCAAGCGGTGACTTGCCGGAACCCTTCGCCGACTCGACATAGGCTTCGCGGAAGCGTCGCGAGTCGTCTGCGCGCTTCCAGCCGAACAGCGAGCCAACGACGAACGCTTCCCACGGCAGCAGGCCGAAGGGCACTCCCTCAAACTCGCCACCGTTCAGCCGCAGCACATCGGGATAGAAATTGATGATGCGCATGGCGGCTTCGAGGTCCCACCGCAGGCCGCGCGCCTTACCGTGCCGCAGGTCGTGCAGATGACGGCGGCAGGCTGCGCGCACGTCAGGCCCCGCGACAATCGCCCCCTCGCTGACGTCCCGTGCGTATTGCGTGACCGGATCGAACGCCGGTTCAGAAGTACGCTTTGGCCGGGTCTTTGTGGTCATCGGGATTCACGCGAATGTTCGCGCGTGCCGAAGGTGAGAGACCGAACTCGGCGGCCAGATGCACGTACTGATATGCGGCCCGGTTCGCGGTGCCGATCAGCGGATGCTGTATCCAGTTGCCGTTGGTCGTCTTGTAGAGCAGCGGTCGGCCCATTTTCTCGAGCGCTTCCTCGGCATCGACCCAGCGACCGTAGGCCGCGCACACGGCAGCGAGCGCCCCGCGATCGAGGTGCGTGAGCAGGCCGAGCATGAACAGGTGCGCACTCAACCGGTCCCACTCGGCACGCGCCGACCGTGACAGATGCGTCGGCGGGTCGGGGATGGCGAGTTCGGGCTTGGGTTCATACGGGTTGCGGTTCTTGTGCGTCGTGCCTTCGATGACGCGCAGATGCGTCGGCTTCTTAGGTACGGTTCCGCGACCTTTTCGCATGCCGGGCATGGGTCACCGTCTGAAGGATGGAGCGCGAGGGTCGGTGCTGCGCCGCCGCTGTACCGGTGGGACCGGTCATCGCCTGCTTCTCGCGCGGGGTTGATAACTTCGGGTAAGGCTTGGCAAGCGGCGCGACCTGAGCACGCATCGCGTTATCGAGCGGCAGCAGATAGCGGTGCTTGTCGCCGCCGTCGATGCGGGTCGCCTTCGGGTCCACATTCGCGACGAGCCACTTCAGGTTGAAACCCTGCTTGCCGTAGCGGCTCGATGCGGTCTTGCCGTGCAGGACCTCGCCATGCACGACGACGCGGCTGGTCTTGCCGACGCCGGTATAGATCCAGCCCATCGCCTGATAGATGCCGCCGACATGGCCCTGCACGGTGTCGGCGTAGCTGACGATCAGCCGTAGTCCAGGCGAAGCACGGCGCAGGAACTTGACGGCGAGCATGACGATGCGCGAGACCGGCGCGCAGTGATCGCGGAGCGCGACGCGCGATAGCTCGCAGCACTCGGTCTGCGTGAGGCCGTAGGGGTTGCCGATATGGCGGTTCGCACCGCGTGAGAACAGGACGATGCCGATAAAGCGGTCATCCTCCCAAGCGCCGATCTTGACGTTCGTGCTGACCGGGACCGAGCGCGAGTAATGCCAGTGACCGCAGGCATAGGCAACGGCCTCGCCTGTCGCCCAATCAATGCGCAGAGCGGGTTTCGCTCCGAGGGCTTCAGACTGGCGGGCGGGCATGCTCATGGTCGCGGGACCTCACCGCCGCAGTGCGGGCAGATGATCGGCTGCAAACGCGACAGGTCGCCCTGATCGCTTGCTGCGCCGGGGCCAAATTCGCCGGCCTTCGCAAGGGCGTCCATCTCGTCGTTCGTGAAGCCGAGCAGCGACATGTCGAACTTGTCGGCGGCAAGGGCATCGAGTTCGACGGCGAGCAGTTCATCGTCCCACGGTGACTCGGCGAGCCGGTTATCGGCGAGCACATACGCACGGCGCTGCGCGTCGCTCCAACCCTTCGCGATCATGACCGGCAAGCGCTCCCATTCGAGCAGTCTCGCGGCCATGACCCGACCGTGACCGGCGATGATCGTGCCATCCTCGGCGGCGAGAACCGGCATGGTGAAGCCCCATTCGCGCATGCTCGCCGCGAGCTGCGCAATCTGCGTCGCTGAGTGCTGCTTGGCGTTGCGCGCATACGGAATCAGTTTCTCGATGTCCCATAGCTGCACCTTCGCCGCAGGCCACTGAGCGCGGGCCGGGGCATCTTTAGCAGGCTGGTCCATTGAAACTCCTAATCGGGCAGACCCGGCGATAGAACGGATTTCGGAAAAAGAAGCAGCGGGCTGGTGTCCTGCCGCCGCCGAAAAATTTACAAATGGCCCCCCCACGACCGTCCCGCGAGTCGCGACGGCGCGGCATGAGGTCATGACGAACGCGGCAACGATGGAGAGAGCGGCGAGCCGAACAGGTCACAGCCGCCAGCACGCAGGCCGAGGTCGGCGCGTGTCTTGAGTTCATGACAGGGGACGCAGAGCGACTGAAGGTTGGGCGGTGCATCAGTGCCGCCCTTGAACAAGGGCAAGACGTGATCGACTTCCTGAGCAGCAGTGATAAAGCCCTTGCTCATGCAGGCAGCGCACAGCGGATGGTCACGCAGTTGCCTTGCCCTGATCCTGAGCCAGATACGGCCCCGAGTACGGGCCTGTACGCGGGGCTGGTCAGTAGACATAGCAGGGATTCAGCAGTTTGCTAGGAGCCTATGGCAGGCCTTACGGCTGCCCTACTACCTGAGCAGGGTTGCCACAGGCTTCTAGGACTCCTACGGCAGCTTGTTCCCGGATTAACTCAGCGACATAGGCTGCAGGTTGACGGTGATTTACCCAGAACCCTGCCTGATTGAGTGCCATACCACTAAGTTCCATCTCTGAACGGGTCATGCACCTGCGGGCCTGCTCGCCTTCGTAGACACCAATGCGGCTTGTCCGGTGCTTATCGAATGCAGCGGACGAATTGAACAGCAGACTGCAATCGCTGCACTGATTCCGGTCGCCAGACAAAGTAGTGCCCTGCCGCATCTCGCGGGCCTGTTGCATCGTGAGCATGAGACCTCCTAGAGCTATCCGCCGATAGGCCGCTGCATCGGGCGGCTGGCAGGATCAACGACGCGGACGATATCGACGCGGATATCGTCGCCGACCATCAGGCAGCTATTGATCGTCGTCGGCAGTCGCGTCGCAAGCTGCTCGCGTAGTGCAGTGACCTGATCCGGCGAGAGGCTGTCGGGCAGATGAAAAATCAGCAGGTCGCCGGGATTGAGCGACGCGGTTTCGATCGACGTGACGAGCGGCGCGCCGATCAGGTCAGCCAGCCAGCGTCCGAATCTCGTCATCAAGCACTCCAAAAAAAAGTCCGCTTCCTTCCGAAAGAAGCGGACTTCGCAGGCTGTGGCCACACGACGCCTACTCTCCGCAAAGATTAGGCAATTTGTCCCACGCGTGCAAGTGCTCGCTGCGCCCCAAAACAAAGACAAAGACCTGAGAACACCGACTGCGCCTCGTACTTCTCGAAGTTGCCAGCATGATCGTCACAACGAAGAACCGCACGGCCGAGTCGCCAATTTTTCGCATCCGTGCTCTGCCAACGTGAGTTCTGATTCGGCACGGGCTGCGAGCTTGCGCCACTCGTCCTGATCAGGCTCATAATATTCATTCTGGAGGCGGCGAATTTCCGTCCAGTCGATTCCGCGCTGGACTATTTCTTGATGAAGAATACGAATTAAGCTTCTTGCTGCTGCAAGCGATTTAGCCGCCTCTGGCGCGCTAGACGCTATAAGGGTGACGTGCTCCAAAGATATCTGGTCAGCAAGGGAAAACGAAAGCGAGCGAAGGTGCCTTTCGTAGATAGGATCCGGTCTGAAGCGATCGTGCATTGACAGCTTTTTTCTAGCGCGGAGAAGCTCGCCTTGAAGCGTCCGTATGTCAACTTTCATTTGCTTTATTACGGGTAGCAGTTCTACGGCCGCCAGCGTCGCCAACAGCTCCCCCGTACTTATTCTGATTTTTTCCTGTCGCTGTCCGATGTCTAGCGCAACATGGGCGGCGAAGAAAGCTCCGGCTGCGCTGGCCGCAGTCGCGATCGCGCCGATTGAGGTTGCGGCACCTCCTATCGCGGTCCAATTACTCTGCGGGTCAGCTAAAAGGATAGCTATGTACACCGCCCAAATCGCAACTGCCAAAGCCCAACATATACTCACAAGCATGTAACCTCGGCTTATGTGAATGCGTTGCTTGGCTTTCGTTCGAACCTCGGTCATGTAAGTGCAAATGACATAAGCGACGGAAGACGAAACGGAACGAACGCTCTTTGGTGTCGGATGCATCACGTTTGCAAAGACGTGCGACTTCAGGAGACTATTTACCAGATCGCGGAGCTCGCACGCCGATTTCGCTCTCTCCATACACTCCGCGAGTCAGCGCAGGTATGTAGTACGTTAGATTGCCGACAGACGGAAACCTTAGTCCAGCACCATTCAGAACGAGCGTTGCGGTGCTGAGGTTCTCGATGGGAACGCCCCGCAGCGCAGGTACATCATCGGCATCCACGCAGAATTTTTTTTCGTCGAACTTAAGGTCGAGGCAGATCGTCCTACCCACGAACGACACCCGTCGAGCATACAGCCGCATGTCTTCACGGCCTCGCCGTATCGCGTCTAAATATTCTAATTCGTCGGAGTCCATATCGCCTGTCCCCTAGTGCAGACTTCACCTTGGCATCCTGCAGCCTTACGCTTGAGCGCTTTGAAGTCGTTCAAACTCATTCCCGTGGCGGAAAGGACCCGAACTTCTCCACTAGGACATCGAAAGTCGAATTTTGCGAAACCTGGGTTCGAATGATGAACCTCGTTCAGCATTTCAGGATTGGCAAAGCACTCGAACTCTTCACACATGCGCACCCCGGCATTGTGCAGCTTACAAAAAGTCGCCCAAATTGTCGTATAAATCCCCCTGCCGACGTTGGACGCTTTGGCCGCGCCAACGGCCTACGAGTATATCGCCAGATTCTCATACGACGCACTTTTCATCAGTACGAAGGCAGACGCTTCCGACGAACGCTCATTCACTTTGACTTCCGATAGACGTGTCCATGCATTTGTCGTGCCAAGCAGCAAGGAAAAGCAAGTTCGCTAAAGATAGCAGCTTTCCGGGCCTCGACAATAAGGGGACTCTCGAACTCGGTTTGGAACGTTGGTAATTTGCGAACTAACGAAAAAGATGTGTACGCGCGCGGCGATAAACCCATCTTCCGGTTCCCAATGCACAAACCACGATCTTTGTTGGACGAATTGTCGGGTTAAACCGCCAGGCCGTTCCGATCATGGTCCAGCAAGGATTTTCGTCGACCCATAAGTCAGCGTCTCGCACAGACCATTCGAAACGAACGTCTGTTCGAGCGAGCTAAGCGCCTGCTGCTCAAGCTTGTCGAGGTCGTGATCGAACTGCAATGCAAGGCGCGCGAGGCTCGACTTGCTTGTGTGCGTTCGACGGGCGATCTCACGCAGCGACAAGCCGTCACCGTAGCGCGGCGGTAGATAGCGCCGCCAGAGCAGGTCCCATACAGGACTGGCGAGCGGGTCCGCGAAAATGTCGGCGTGATGGGAAGCCGGACTGATCGCCGAGACATGCGCGACCAGCCCGGACACGCTCATTTGCTTCTCGCTGGGGGTTTGGGAATACCGCGCGAGGATCGCATACGCTTCGGCGTCCGACAGGCGGCACAGCACGGCCTTGCGAACGAGCGCACATTGCGCGCGGGCTTCTAGGCGCGTCAGGCCCGAGAGGTCCACGACGCGCGAAGGGTGGCCGATCAGGTCGCGCACCCAATCGGCCTGTATGCGACTGCGCGCGGGACGCACGGCGGCGATGGTGACGAGCGCGCGGCGGGTCGCACCTGCATCGATGGCAGGCACTTCGGCCATGCGGAAGCTCGTCGAGAGCGCCACGTTCACGTCCCGGAAAGTCTCACCGTGCATTGCGTTCCTCGTCGTCGTGCTCGTTCTCGTCCATCGTCAGCGCTTCAGCGCGGTACAGGGTCGGGCCGAAGTGCGGCAGCGGTCGCCCCTGCTCGAATGCAGCGATCCACGCGAGCGCGGCATGATGGGCCTGCGCATAGCTGCGGTTCGGGTGGTTGCCTGCACGCAAACCGCTGCGATAAGCCCGACCGATCCACGACCGCAGGTTACTCGGGAGCCGATACCAGTGCTCGCGACATCCCCAGCGATCGAGGGCGACGAGCGCATGGCAGGACGGCCACATGCATTCGTGCTTGATCGGCAGTCGGGTCACGGCTCAGTCCTCGTCGCCGTTGTCACTGTCACGCTGCTGGCCCTGATCCTGTGACCGCTCCTGCGACGGCGCGTTCGGCGCATCCGCAGGCTGAGCCGGTTGCGCTGGCTGCGCAGGCGCAGCAGGCTGAGCCGGTGCAGCAGGAGCGACAGGCGCGACAGGTTCGACAGGCGCAACCGGGGCGACAGGGGCTGTCGGTGATTGCGGATCGGCAGGCGCTGCCGGTGCGTTGCTGCGTTCATGGTTGGAACTCATGTCGTCGTCTCCCTCGGTTTATGCGCCGGATGGCGCAAGGCTTCGTTCTCATGCGCTGCGCTCAGCAGAGCATTGCGCGCGAGTCGGGCAATGTTCGGCAGGCTGTTTGCGGTCGTGCTGCCTTCGGCGATATCAGCGATCAGGGTTAGTGCTTCGCGCAGGCGTTGATTGTCGGCGGCAAGGTGATGCCGCATCGCTTCACTTCTCACGATCATTACGACTCCGGTATTCATCATGATTCGAATGGGTCATCAATCAAGCCGCTGACCTGCTGCGGCATCGTTTCAAAAAGCGCCTGCTGCGGTTCGTGATACGGCACGCGGGCGATCGTCACGACGACATGCGCTTCGGCCTTCGGCTCGCCGCGTTGGGCGTCGATCTTCCAGACGAACCGGTCATCGAGAAAGACGCGGCCCTTGAGCGAGTCAATCAAAATCTTGAGTGCGTTATCGAGGTCGATGCACGACACGTCATCCTCCCAACGGTCACCGAACTTGCGCATGCGCTGTACCGCGTCCTGCGGCATCTTCGGATGCAGCACGACCGTGAGCGCAACACGACCGAACACCGGCTCGCGAATCTTCGCAACCTTGAGCAGCCATGCGACCTCACGCCGATAGGCCTTCGCTTCGGCACTGACGACTGTCTGTGCATGACCTGCGACGACATACGTACGCCAGTAGCGATTGCTCGATACGGGGTACGGCAGCGTCAGCGTGACCGGCTGCGACAACGGCAGCATGTCGGCGGGCGGCTTCGGCACAGGCAAGGTCTCGCGAGCCATGACCGGCTTACCACTCGGCAGGATCGAGACAGGCCGCTTCGCCCCATGTGCAGATACCGCACATGCCGGTCGCGACCACCACGACGCCGCGATGCACGCCGGTCACGACTGGCGTTTCACCGCAGTTCTCACAGGTATGGTCGTAATCGGGCACCCACGCATCGACCGGCTGTTCGACGAGTTCATCGCCGATCGCTTTGCTGTTCGCCTTGGCCCGCTTGCTCATGATTCGCTCCGTGGTTCGTCATCGCGATGAACACGCACCATGCCGCCGAAGTTCGGAACCTTCGGCAGGTCACCGCCCACCAAGCGGAAGGCCACGATACGCAGCACAAGAGTCGGCAATGCGTCGGGCGTGACCTCAACATCGGCACGCACGACACCTGCAACGGCTTCGCCTTCGGGTGTCACAAGCGGACGTTCGCCGCCGAGGTCAAGCGTCAGCTTCATGACTTGCTCCGTTCGAGCATGGCGGCGGCATAGACGCCGGTGTTGCAGGTCGCGACGCGAAGTTCGCAAAGCGTCAGCAGGTAGGCATAGGTCGAGACGTTGACCCGATGCCACGATTGCAGGTGCGCATGTACGGTTTCGACGCTGACCGGTTCGCCGCTTGCGATCAGTGAGCGGATCGAGGCGAAGATCATGCCGTGCTGATCATGCGAAAAGTCGCTGCTGCGAAGCTGCATGCAATGCCGGATGTTTTCGGACTTGCGTAGCAGTGCCGAGAGCACGTTCTGCTCGGCCCGCGTGCGCCGGTCGTGTTCGAACTTCATGACTTTTCTCCGTTGATCCGCGCGAGGATATGCACCGGCAGCGCTACGGTCAGGTCCGTGCCGGGTTCGATATCGCCGAGCAGTTCGGCGATGCGATATAGGCAGTCATGGCAGCGGCCCACGTCATGGTTCAGCACGTCGATTAGCGTCGCGATCGACAGGCGCTCATGCTCGGTCAGCGGATGCGCCATGTCGCGCATGCGGCGTGCGCTGATCGTCGCGAACGTGCTCATGCTGCGGCCTTTTCGTCATCGCTGCCCGGTTCGCGATCGCCGTAAATGTGCGGCGACGGGATGCGTTGAGGCAGGTCGATCGGTTCATCGTCGGCCTCACGCTCGGCGACGTGATGCGTCGCATGCCAGCGCCGTATCGCATCCTCGGCGAAGGCGACCTGCATTGCGTTGACCGCGTGCCCTTTCGCCGCGTTGTCGAGCAGCTTGTACGCCCACTGGATGCCGTCAGCCCTCGGGCTGTTGGGCAGGTATGCAGGATTCGCCATCAAAAGCCCCTTGATGCGTTGCAGTTGCGCGAAGCCTTCGGGCGTCATCGAAGCGCGGTCGTCACGCAGCAGTAGCGCATGCGTGGCAAACTGCTGCGGCACAGGGCGGCAGAGTTCGAGAAAGCGCGGCAGGTCGGGCGGCTTCGGTTCGTGGAACAAGGCCCCAAGTCCGCGCGTGAAGTCGTCGGGCTTCGTGTGCGCGAGGCCCTTCGCCCAAACGCGCTTGACTTCGGCTTCGTCCGAGTCGGCCCATAGCGCCGTGAAGCGCGTACCCCACAGCGACAGCATGCGGACGAACAGCCGCGTGACGATCGACTCAGGAAGGCTTGCGGACATGACCGGCCTCCGTGCTTTCGATGACGAGCGAAGGCTCGTCGCCGCTGACGGTCGTGAGACCGTGAGCCTTGCGGGCGAGCTTGTCGCGGTAGAACTCGCCCTGCGGTGCATGGCCGTTCGCGGCCTTCGGCGTATGGCCTTCGGCGAGCCAGTTGCGCACGATGCCGAGCACGAAGTTCGCCGTCACGGGCACTTCGCCCTTGCTCCGTGCGCCGACCTTGCGAGCTTCGGCGAACAGGTCGAGCGTCGCCCCGGCGTTCACGGCGTAGGCGATCGGCTCACGCGCAGCTGCGACCCGCTGCACGCCGTGATCCCGCAGGTCGGCAATGACCGCATCGGCGATCGCCTGCCGTGCCCGCTGCACGCTCACCGCTGCTCGGGCGATGGTGTCGGCTTCATCGGCAACGACCGTCAAGGCGGGAGACGACGACACAGGGCCGCTGCCTCGTGCGCGCACGCGAGGTTTGCTGTTGTCGTCGTTAGTACCCTCGGGTTTAAGGTTTTTCTCCGAGGACACCGAGGACACCGAGGACACCGCCTGTAATGGCTCGCCTAAGGTTTGCCTTGGGCTTTCCCTGCAACTGCCTAGGTACGCCATCCTTGATTGGCGGGCGTTTGCGAGCGGTGCTGAAAGCTCGCTCGGGGCTTCACGAGGATGCGGGCGCTGGTGTTTTTTCCACTTCGTTATTGCGATCAGTCGTTCGCTTCCGATGCAGTAGCGCTCGATCAAGTCAGCCTGATTGAGCAGTTCGAGGTGCGCGTCGATCGCGTCATCGCTCAGGTCGATGTCATACGGGAAAAGGTCAACCTTGATTCGCCCTGGGCGATCCTCTAGACGACCGTCGCGATCAGCAAGGGTCCACAGGCCAGCGAATAGCAAGCGTGCATAGGGTGGCAAGTGCCCGAGCACGTCATTGCGAAAGAAAGTCGGCTTGAGGATCCGTGCATGAGCCATGATGGTGTGTTCAGCCTTCATAGTCCGTCATCGGCAAGGGCGCGGCCTACACGGCGTTGAAGCTGCGAAGTTGAACTGCGAGGCTCTCCTCGCTGAAGCTTGCGTCTGGGTTTTTTAACGCATCGCGCACCATCAGCCAGAGAGATCGGCGACGTGTTGTTCGGCTTGCTCTCGCGCACCCATCCACTCTCGTTAGCGTCGGCTGCCAGGCGGCGTCCCGAATTGAGCGTTCATTACGCATATCCTTTGCAAGTTTGATCAACCTACAATAATCGGCGTCACCATGCCTGCCGATTATGTCCGGCACGATTTCAAGTCGTGAGCGAGTAAGCAAAGATTAGATGTGCGCTAGGCAGAAAGGCAAGCAGAAAACTTTTAATTGAAATATCGGCATTTCTATATTGGTCGAAAGCTAAACTGATAAAAACCAGATTGAATAACGGCAAATAAATATTTTCTAGACTAAACTGATACGGCCATGCTGGCACGATCTTTGTCATGCCTGAACGGCGCCGGCAAGGGTCCTATCGGTGTATATCCTTATCAACGGGCGCTGATAGTCAACGCGCGTTGATCAGATAAGATTCATTTGCGGTTCCTGTCGCTTTCGATAGAAGGTCGATCTGTCGAGCGCAGCAAACAAAAGCAAGATTTCACTTCAGCATTTTTCGCCACTTTTTTAAATCAGGCGATGACGTAATTTGGTCCATCCGAGCGTAATGCCTGCCTTGCAATTGCATCCTTACAGGTCTACCGTACAAACCCTGTCGTCCAATAACAGGTTCGCACTTCCACGTGCTGAATCACCTTGAGCCGTCAAGAGTTAGGACGATGTAGGGCCGACGGAATAACGGTTCTAAATTGAATGCCGCTGAGATGATTGAACGTATCGACGTAGTCGATCCGCAAAGCGCGCTGGACAAACTTGTCCGCGCGCGGACGCTCATCGACTCCTTCCTAGAACAGGCCATGCGCCATCCGCAGCCTGCTTCGTCGTCGTCGACGACGATCGCAGGGCGTCCGAGTGCACGCCCGCGCTCGATCACGTCGCTCGGCCTGCCAAAGCGGGTTACGACTGCCCTGCACCACGCGGGTATCCGGTCGATCGACGCTCTTATTCAAATGCCAGCACCAACCCTAGCGCACATTCCCGGTCTCGGTGCTCGCTCGGTGCAAAGCCTGCAAACGGCACTCGCCGTTTATGGGCTTGCTCTTCCAGAGGTATCACGCGATGAACCACATCGACAGAACAGCGTGGCTTGCTGAGCGCAACCTCGGCATCGGCGGGTCGGAGTGCGCCGCCGCGCTCGGTGTCGATCCGCACCTGACCAGCCGCGAGCTATGGGAACGCAAGCTCGGCAACCTGCCCGAGATAGCGGACAACGAGCGCATGGCCGCAGGTCGTCACATTGAACCGGCGATCGCCACCTGGGCGAGCGAGAAATACGGCTTGCAGCTTTACCAGCGGCATCAGTCGCTCGTGCATCCGAAGTACCCGTTCATGCGGGCCAACGTCGATCGGCTCGTGCGCGGCATCAAGCGCGGCGTCGAGATTAAGAACGTTGATCGCCTGATCGTGCGCATGTCCGGTGAGTGGGGCGAGGACGGTTCGGACCTCGTGCCCGAACGATTCTTTCTGCAATGCCATCACTACATGGCCGTCATCGGTTACCCCGAGTGGGACCTGATCGCCTGTATCGGCGGCAACGAGCTACGCCGCTATCACATCGAGCGCGACCCGGAAATTATCGAACTGATCGTCGAGCACGAACACGACTTCTGGCAGCACGTCGAGCAGGAGAACCCGCCCGAGTTCGACTACGACAACGCGAGCACGCTGCCGCTGCTCAAAAAGCTTTATCCCGGCACAGGCGGCGGCATCGTTGCCCTGCCCGAAGAAGCCGTGCATTGGCACTACACGATGCAGGCTGCGAAGAAAAAGCAGGACAGCTACGAGGCGATCGTTGACGGCTGCAAGGCGCATCTGCTCGAACTGATGGCTGATGCCGCAATCGGCAAGCTGAACATCGGCGGCGAGTACCGCCGCAAGGCCATCGAGCGCAAGGCGTACTCGGTCGAGGCGACACAGTACGTCGATTTCAGATTCTCCAAAGCGAAGGGGGCCAGCAATGACGAATGACGTAATTCCGAGCAGCGTCGAGGAAGGCGGCAACCTCGCGCCGCGCACCTACGACGAACTGATGGAGTTTGCACGCATGGTCGCGTCAAGCGGCCTCGCCCCGAAGGATTACAACGGCAAGCCCGAAGCGTGCGCGGTCGCGATGCAATGGGGCAACGAACTCGGCCTGAAGCCGATGCAGTCGCTGCAGAACATTGCCGTGATCGGCAACCGGCCTTCGTTGTGGGGTGATGCAGTGCTCGCGCTCGTGACAGCGAGCCCCGCATGCAAAGACGTCATCGAGTACTTCGAGCATGAAGGGACAGCGGACCTGACGGCAGTCTGCATTGCACAGCGTCACGGCAAGGCCGACAAAACCCAGCGCTTCAGCCTGAGCGATGCACAGACAGCCGGACTGATCGGCAAGGATGTTTGGCAGAAGTACCCGCCGCGCATGTTGCAGATGCGGGCGCGCGGCTTCGCGCTGCGCGATCAATTCCCGGACGTGCTGCGCGGCCTGCCGATCGCTGAACTCGTGCGCGAGGCGATCGACATGGGACAGGTCGAGCAGGTTGATCCGGTGACCGGCGAAGTGATCGGCAGCAAGTCGCACAGTGCGAACGGCACGAGCGCGCCGACGACCTCACGCGGCGAGTCGATCAAGGGCAAGCTGCGCCGCGTCACGCTCGCTCAGGTCATCAAGGCGATCGACGATGCCACGAACGCCGAGGCCCTGAAAGCGGCCGGCGAGCTTGCATCGAAGCTCACGGACGAGGACGAGAAAGGCCGTGCGCGTTCGCACTATCAGGCGAAGCTCAGCGCGGCCAAAAGCAAGGGCAAAGAGGAGAAGGAAGGCACGATGGGCGAGCCGCCGAGCGTGAGCTATGCCGAAGTCGCCAGCGCAATGGATGCTGCAGAGCGTCGCGGCGATCGTGATGCACTCGCCGCGGCTGCGGACCTGATCGGACAGGTCGCGGACGAAGCCCAGCGCAAAGAACTCAGCGGCCTGTTCGATGCGGCGATGCATCGGGTCGATGACAAGGGCGAAGCCGGGGCGGCGTCATGAGCATCTATTACTCGTCGGACGTGCTCGTGACTGAGTTCCGCCGCTTCGCCCGCGCGAACGTTCCGCCTGATGCCGATGACGGACAGCTTGCTGACATGCAGCGGGCGTTCTTCGGCGGCATGCTCGTCATGCTCAACATCGAGCAGGCGATCGCCGACCTGCCCGAAGAACTTGCCTGCGTCGCTCTCGAATGCCTGCATCGCGAGGCGATATCGTTCGCCAAGGCGCAGGTCGTCATCAGCCGAATGTCACAGGAGCCGAGCAGCCATGATTGACTTCCAGCAGCACGAGCTACGCATTACGCACGTCAACGTCAGGAGCGAACTGCACGGCGACGATGAAATACTGGCGATGGATCTAAAGATCGAAACCGATCTGCCGAACACGAGCCTCGACAAGCTCGACGGCAGCCTGCGGCTTGCACTGTTTCAAGGCGATGAAGACCCTGACCTGCTCGGCAAGGATGGCGGGCACTTGCCGCACCTGAAGTTCCCGTCGCTCGGCCCGCTGTCGTGGAACGGCAGCGTCAGCCCGGTCTCGCTCGTGCTGCACCTCGGTACGAAGAAAAACGAACTGCTGCTGACCGATGGCAAGTTGAACAAGCTGCGGCTTAGCCCGCGCGAGGGCGGAACCTGCGGCGTCGTGTGCCGCTTGCAGGTCCACCCGAACGAGGACGAAGCGGCCAAGATTATGACCGTGTTAAAGCATGCGGTGAAAGGTACGCTTGACACGAGCGGGGCCAGCGACGAGGACGAGGTCGCCGATGATGAATGACCTGCCGCCGCCTGTCATTCATCCGGCTCGGCGCAAGCTCCCGCTGGTAGCGCAGTTCGTCAGCGCGATACTGACGCTACTGGTCATCGTGCTGATAGTGCTCGCGATCGTGGCGGCATCCTGGGCGATCTTGTACCTGATTCACACCGCGCCCTGAGTGAGGCACGACGATGAATGATTTAACGATCAACGCAGCACCGAAGCGTGGGCCGGGTCGGCCCCGCAAAAATTCGATCGTGCCCGACGGGCCGGTCTCCGTGCAGGAGCCTGCGGCAGCGAGCCCGCCGGTCGTTGCGCCGCCGCCGGAGGACGTACACGCTCCTGCGCCGCTGACCGACACCGATATCGAAATGGTCGATCGCAAGGGCGCGGCGAAGTTGCTCGGCAAGTCACTGATGACGATTGCATGGCTTGAGTCTAATGACCCGGACTTCCCCGCGCCTTTCACGCTCGGCAAGAACAATTTCTATTTTTTGACAAACGACCTGCGAGCTTACGTGCTCAAGAAAGCGGCTCAGGCGAAGGCATTGAAGCAGCAGAAAATGCAGGCCGGGTCGAAGACATGA